TGGATGTCCATTAGGATGAACATCAGATGGTTGATTTGATGCATCTGCCTGATTCCAACGAATTAAATAATTTCTTGGAACTCTAATGTTTTGAGGAGCAAAGTAATATTGACCTGGTACATATGGACCAAACTCTTCAGCATCTGGTCCAAAATCGATATAAAAAATACCATTGGTAAAATTAAGTGGTTCTTGAGAGATTGAAAATGTAAATCCATTAGAACCAATACACAAATCTTCTTCGGAAAACTGTGCTCCAGTAGATACAGAGCGCAAATAAATTTTCTCGATTAAGTTCTGTTGATTTCTAACAATTTTAGCAATTTCGCCTCTAGCATTACCACCAATTTCATCAACAATTCGACCAACTTCAACATTACCCAAAGTTTCATCAACATTGGTCACATGAAGTAAAATATTATCAAATTCTACTTTAATATTCCAAGTGAATTGTTTTAAATTTCCCCACTCAAAAACACCGTTTCTTAAGGCAAATTGCTCAATGGTTTTACTGGACTGATAATACTGAATATTATTTTCAATAACAGTATCGTGAATACTGTTATTTTTGATATAATCATATTTTACCGTATCAATAGGGAATCCTACAGGTGCATTACCATCAGTTCCCCACTCAGGAGTGTGAATAAGACCCCCATTAGACAAAATACCAATAGATTTATCGAGTTGTTCTTCCCTAAGATTTTGATTTGGTACGTCTTTGCCACCTCTATATACAAAAATTTGGTCAAAATCTCTATCTGTTAAACTACCTCCTCCTGGTGCTCTTTCTTCTAAAATGGGAGTTGGTTTAGGATGATTATCCGATTGAATACGAAGACGATCGGTAACATCGTTACCTTCTATCTGAAAATTTCCTATAGTTCGAGAGTTTGGGTGCGTTTGCCAAATTTTATTAATATCAAATGAACTGACAACATTGGGTGTTTCTTGTTCTGGTATAATTTCGACCCTTAAGGGGTCATATCCACGACCTCTTTCTAAAACACGAACGTGAGTAATGCGACCAGATGGTTCGTCAATGATAGGATACAATAAAGCTTCCGTATCAGGAGTTCCACACCCCTGTATAGTTAATCTAGGAGGGTCTGTGGGGTCATATCCACTACCTCCGTCAATTACTTTAACTGCACGAACACCATAAACCTCATCAAAGATTGGTTCGATTACAGCACCAGATCCAGGAACAGTTCTTGCCATTTTTTATATTAACTTACAACGTTGATAGTTCCATTCATTGCTGCATGGATTGTACATTGATAATATAAAGTAGTGGGAGCATTCATGGGAACTGTCCAATAAAGAACACTAGTTCCACTACCAGATTGTCCATCAGTATATGGAGTTCCAGTTAATCCCTGCGAGCTTTGAATTCTAAAGGGATGAGAACCACCCTGAATAGAATTGTCAAAAGCGTAAGTAAATCCTCTATGAACATAGATGGTAGGATCATTTGTAGTTGTCGGAAATCCAGGACCACTAAAAGTATAGTCCGAAGAACCATTTGCATTGAGTTCCCACCAAGTAATAGGAGAGCGAGTAGGAATCCAATCAGTTCCATTCCAAAACAGAGAATCACCTTGAGTAATACCAGAAAAGTCAGTATCAGTCAATCCAGCAAGTGTATTGATAATACTGCCAGCAAAATCAATTGTCACCACATCTCCAGTAATACTGGTTGTGATATTTGTGCCACCAGTAATTGTTAACGTATCTGATGTGGAATTTGCTGTTGTAGTTCCAGTATCTGCAGCAAACGACGCAAATAGGTTTTGCTCACCAGCACCAGACAAGTCATCACCAGGAACCCAATTACTACCATCCCACTTCAAGACTTGGTTGAGAGTTGGTGCAGAGGAAGACGTATCAACATCATTTAAGGAATTAATTCCAGAATATTGAGTTAATAGTGCTGCCCTAGTATCACCTACACCACCTGCAGTAATATTAATATTTACGTATGGATTATCATCACCATCAACTGTGAAGAAATATCCAGGATATGTAGCGGCTGCGGGAGCATTTCCAATCGCAGAATATTCATTTACATACTGAATCTTGGTTGGAAAATCAACTGTTCCAGTAGCACCATCAAATGTATTGGTTACACCGCCAGCAGCGATTGTGATATCACCAGTTCCATTAGCGGCAATTGGAATATTTCCATTTGAAGAGGAAATAATACTATTACCATTAACATCTAACGCTGCCGTTAAATTGGTATAATCCGAAGGTAAAAATGTGGTGCCATTGTATCGCAAAACCTGACCAACAGCAGGATTAGTCACACTAATAGAGAGATTACTTCCATTTCCAATGGCAGAGTAAAGTTCATTGAAGTTATCATTGATTTTATCTCCGCCAATTCTTAGGGTATCGCCCGTATTATCATTAGCAGTAGTGCCAAGACCTAGCGTTTGTTTAGCCATTATTTGCTACGATTTTTAGTTATTTATGAAACTAATTGACCCATCAATTTAAAACTTCGGGGTCAATGAGCTCTTCGCCATAATCTGCAAGATTGGGTGCTGTCCAATCATCGGGTACGCTAGTTTCAACTTCAATAGCGGGATTGCTATATCCAGAACCAGGATTACTAATAACGACTCCACCAACACCAATTAAAGCACGAATCTGCCCATCAAATCCAGAAATGGAGTCAAGTCTTACAGTAGGTCTTTGAGTATATCCAGAACCTCCAGCAGTTACCTGAACCTTATCGATATAACCGTTAGTAAGTTGTGCGGATGCTATAGCACCTTGTCCAAAGACAGAACCAAGATAATCGAAGGTAATCAGCGAGTTGGAAGACTCAATTAGAGCAACTTCTCTATCTGTTGTTTCACCTTCAATCTCAATAAAATCACCTGTCTCAATTGGAGGTACAACTTCAGCAGCATCAACGTCTGCTTCAGAACCAACATAGGAGAATGCGACGAATGTAGATCCTACGCGAGGAATTTCAGAGAAGATAATTCTAGAACCAACAATTTCAAAACCAACACCAGGTTCTTGTAAGACACCATTGAGAGAGATAATAATGTTATTTTCTGGTCTGATTGTACTGGACTGAACACCATCCGTCAGTGTGAGCGAGTAGAAGATATCATTCCTTCTCAGGTTGAAGGACTGACGTAAAGAGTCAAACTCAAACGAAATATCATCGAGTTGTCTCAGTTTACCAACATAGAATCCAGTGAAAGATGCTCCCAAATCAGGTGGTTCAGAGAACTGAATCTGGTCGGAGAATGCTGTATATGCATTTGTTGCACCAGGAGGTTGCAGAACCCCATTAATAAAGATGAGCATGTGACCGTCAGGGTCAGGTAAGTATTGAATACCATTATCAATAGTAAGGTCAAATGTAGTTTGAGTGCCATCAAATCCTTTGAATGATCTCTTAACTCTTGCCAAAATATCGACCTTATCCAAAATAACCGAACGATAATCACTAGGTCCCTTAACAGAATCCTTTTCATCAAATGTTCCACGGATATCGCTGAGATACAATCTCTTATTGAGACCAACATCACGGATATCTTGTACAAGAGCAGCGGCAGCACCTGCGGTTGTTACCTTTGTGGTAACCGATGCATATCCAATTGGGAAACTTTCTCCAAGTCCATAATCACCAACAATATCACCCTGAGAAATAGTTCCTTGATATTCGGCAATGTAGATGTAATTATTATCAAGGTCTAATGCACTAATGATTGCATATGTGTTCGTATCTTGATTTCCATTAACAATCTTATAAAGTCTGTTGCCAATAGTAAAGTCTGTCAAATCACCGATAATAGAAACCCCAAGTCTAATATATCCATTGGAAGCAATTCTATCACCAACATTCAAATCTAATCCAGCATACTTAGAAACTTCAATATATTCTCTAGAGGACTCTGGATATACAACAGCGGTCTTCTCAAAAATTCCAAGCAACGATTCGGTGTCAACTGTTAAAGTACCGCCAGTATTGGATGTTACTGCAGCAACATTTTCTAAGAATGTGGTTGGTGTTGCTGTTTCGCCACTTGTATATCCCTTAAATGGAATATCTTCAGTAAATCCACCTTTAAGGTCAATAATGTGGATTCTATCTTCGATTGCACTAATCTGTGCAGAAGTAGAATTCTCATCACCGATGATGGTATCAGTAATTGCCCATGGTCCTGCAGTTACTTCAACATCAAGATACTTGAAGTTTTCATCTTCATGGAAACCATAGACAACTCCAGTGATAGTAGGAGAACCTTGCTTAAATACAGTCTCATTCATAGTGAAAGGACCATCTGTAATATCACCATCAATACGGAATCTCTTATAAACTTTTACAATCCTTCCTTCATTGACAGTAACACTTTCAAGTTCTGCACGAGAATCCGTATACATTCCGTAGAAGAAGTCTGCAGGATTAAGTCCACCGCCAATACCTACAGGAATCACTCTTGTTCCATATGTCTTAGTGGGAACAGAAATTCCGTTGACTACGGTAAGAGTGGTGTAGTAAGAACTATTAGACAGTTGAGTGTCAATGATATTAAGACCATTTCTAATCAATGCCGAGATAGAACGTGGAGCATAGTTCGCAGCTTCTGTAGAATCATAGTAACTATAGAAATTGCTATTTGATGCAGGCGATGTTAATGCATTAGTCAATGATTGAGTCATGTAAGTCTCAAGTAAATCTAACGCATACTTCTTAACGTTGTACTCAACACTAGAATAATATGTGTTGCCGAGAGTAGAAACATAGGGGTC